GACCGTCGAGCTTCGAGACCACCGTGATGTTCACGTCGATGGGCCGGTCAGCCAGCTCGTCAAGCCGGGTCAGGAACGCCTTCATCGGGAAGGACTGCTCCCCGATGGTCGGCGCGCCGGCGACGGGGGCCAGCGGCGCCCCTCGCTCGGCCAGGAGCCTCGCCTGGTGGACCTCCCGCTCGCGGATGACCACGGGCACCGGCTTTTCTGCTGCGGCGGCCACGGACGTCATCGGCGCCGCAACGGCGGAGGCGAGCGGCAGAGCGCTGGCGACCGTGCTCACCAGGCCCGCAAGGACTCTTGCCAGGCCGCCGAGCCAGCCCGTCAGCGCCGTTGGCTCGACTTGGGCGACGCGCGCCGGGCCAGTCAGGAAGCCCCATATCCTGCTAAAGACCTTCGCCGGCAGCCCGGCGACCTGCTGCATGCCCCTGGCCATCGTCTCGAGGATCGACCTGCCCGAGGCCGACAGGTTCGAGAGGGGGCCTTCCTCCGCGTCGGAGAACGGCAGCAGGCTGCGGAGGAAGTTGAATGCCTTCTTGGCGACCTTGTAGGGCGCCGTGATGACGCTTGCGGCCCCTTCGGCCACGGTGGTGAGCACCGACTTCCCCGCCTCGTAGGCCGAGGAGGCGACGGACTTGATCCCCTCCCAGGCGCCCGACGCCATGGACTTGATGCCTTCCCACGCCCCGGCCGCCTTCTCCTTGATCCAGTCCCAGGCGCTCGCGGCGGCGTTCGCTATGCCGCTGAACGCATCCGACATCACCTGGGCCGCGGAGGCGGCCATTGACGTCATCCCCTCCCAGGCCGAGGAGGCGGCGCTCTTGATCCCCTGCCAGGCGCTCGAAGCCGCGCTCCCGATCCACTCGAAGGGCGCCGAGACGACCGACCAGACCGCGGAACCCACGCTCTTGATGGCCTCCCAGCCCGCCGAGACAATGGACTTCACGCCCGACCAGATCGCCTTGCCCACGGAGAGCGCCAGGCGGAACGGGGCCGCCAGGATGTCCACCGCGAAGCCTGCGATGCCCTTGACGAGCCGCCAGCCCGCGGCGACCACGGCCTTGATGCCCGACCAGATGGCCCCCGCAATCGCCAGCAGGCCACGGAAGAGGGCAGCGATGATCTGGAACGGCAGCAGGATGACCCCCAGGATGCCCTTGCACAGGGTCTTGATGAGGGCTGCCCCCGCCGCCGTCAGGTCGGAGAGCGGCCCCGCTTTCGCGTCCGAGAAGGGCAGGAGGTCCCGAATCCACTTCAGCACCTTCCAGACCAGGCGGAATGGGTAGGTGATGACGGACCAGATGCCTCTGCCGAACGCGAGGATGATCGCTTTGCCGGCCTTGAAGAACGCAGCCGTGCCCTCGAAGACGGACTTGATCAGGTTCCACAGCCCGACGACAGCGTCCTTCACCCACCGGAAGGGCGTGAGCAGGAAGCCAACGATGGTCCCGCCGATCTTCTTCAGGCCCTCGACGACCGAGATATCCCCGGTGAGCACCTGCCAGAGCGTGTAGACGATCTTCACCACGGCGCCGATGGCGTTGGCGATCAGCCGAAGCGGCAGGAAGAACTTGTAGAGGAACTTCACCGCGTAGATGGCGCCCTGGACGATGGTCGAGACGAGCCAGACGACTGCCCGCACCAGCGCGGCGACGATGTGAAGGACCCAGGAGAGCGGGTACAGGATGAACTTCAGGACGTAGGCTGCGACCTGGGCGATGATGCCGAGGAGGGTCCCGAGGACCTGCCCCAGCGACTGGAAGGCGGAGCCGTCCGCCGCCGTGGAGACAAGCCCCAGCGCCTGGAGGATGCTGAGGAAGGCCCGCGCCAGCGCCCCGAGGGCCGACATGAGCGCGCGGATCGGGGGGCCGAGGATGGCGGCGATCTTCCGGAAGGCCGACGACACGGCCGTCCACAGCCCCACCATGAACTGCCGCACCCGGTAGTAGACCATGAAGACCGTCTTGACGAACCCCCACAGCCCCATGGCCTTGAGCTTGTCGGCAAGCTCGGCGCTGATCCGCCCCGTGCCGCCGACGAGCGACCTGGCGAGTTCGCCGATGCCCTGGAACACCGCCTTGACCTTCTCGTAGGCCCCCACCACGAAGTCGCGGATGCCCCCGAAGTTCGCTTCCCACGCCCGTCGCAGGAGCTTCACGGCCGCGATGACCCCGATGATGATGAGCGTGATGGGGAGGAACTTGGCGGCCAGCACCCCGCCGACCGTGCTCGCCGCGGCGCCCATGGCCAGGAACCCCGCCTTCACCGCGGGCAGGAGCAGCCCGATGGTCCCCGCCGCGGCGATGACGGCACCGACGACCGTCAGGACGAGGCCCAGCGCCCCGCCGAGGACCAGGACCACCCGAGTCAGCCCCGGCGCCGCCTTCGCCATGCGCTGGAGCGCGAGGACGACCGCGGAGATGCCCCGGATGATCGGGTTCACCACCGGCAGCAGAAGCTGCCCCAGAATCTCGAGGAGATTGTGCATCTGCTGGCCCACGATGGCCATCTGCGAGCCGATGTCCATGTTCATCGCCTGCGCCATGCCGATGGTGTACTGGGTCCCCTGCCGCATGGCGGCGGACATTTCCTTGATGCCCTTCGTCACGTCGCCCACCTTGTTGTAGAACATGTCCACCACGGCGACGGCCTCGATCCGGCCGAACGCCTTCTGAATCTCCAGCTTCTCCATTGCGTCGAGGGTCTCGCCGTAGCGCTCGCGGAGCTTGCCGATGATGCCGACCACGCTGAGGAGGTTGTTGTTCTGGTCCACGAAGCTGAGATTGAGTTCCTTGCCCGCCTCCGCCGCGGACTTGAGGAAGGCGTGGTACTTCGTCCCCGCCTCGGCCCCCGACATCGTGGCCTGGAGCAGGCCGAGGACCGCCAGTTGCTCCTCCAGGGGGATCTTGGCCATCGTCGCGCTTGCGCCTAGGGTGGAGATCGCCGCGGCCATGCCGGGGCCGGTGGTCTTGTAGACCTGGACGGCTGCAGCCAGGCCGCCGGAGAACAGCTCCCCGAACTCGAAGTCGCTCATCTTGGCGTACATGTCGCGGTAGATGCCGTAGCCCGTGGCGAAGAGACTCGTCATCTCGGCGACCGTGGCCTTGGTCGCCTTGGCGGTCAGAGCGGCGAGCTTGGCGTACTCGCCCACCGCCGCGTCGCTCAGGGAGGCGATGCCGCTCTTGATGTCGTAGGCGGCGGCGATGAACTCGGCCTTGCTCGTCCCGCCCCAGGCGTTGGAGAACTCCTCCGCCGCCGCGGCCAGGCTGTCGAGGTCCTTCACCCCCACGGACGCCATCTCGCCGAGGGCCTTCTGCGTGGCGACGGTGGAGCGCAGGACGATGGCCGGCACCGCAAGCAGGGCCAGCCCTGCGCCCATGGTCATGGCGCCGCGCTGGACGAGGCCGAGGTTCCGCTGCATGCTTGCCGACGCCGCAGCCACGGTGCCGTCCAGGCTCATCATGCTCGACTGGATGCGATAGGCGTTCTGCGTGAACATGTCCTTCATGCTCACGACCACGCCCATGCCCAACTCGTTCATCATCGCGGCCGCTTCTCCAGCTCGTGCCTCTCGAACTCAAGCTGCTTCTCGAGGGCCTCGACGAACTCCTGCCGCCGGCGGATGGAGAGCGCCAGGACGTCCTGATAGCCCCAGTGGAGGCCCCCGTAGGCGAGGAAGAAGGCGTCCCTCAGGAGGCTACTGACGGGAACAAAAAAGCCGGCTCGGCCTCCAGGCGGGTGCGGATGCGCGTGCCGCAGGCATCGCAGGGGACATCGACCTGGGTGTCGATCCCCCCGTCCACCCGGAGCATCTCCTTCCGCAGGGCGGACCGGTCGCCCATCGACATCTCGTTGAGCACCTTCTTCGAGGGCGGCTGGCCGTCGATCTCGAGGATGCGGATCATCATGGCCGCGGTCAGGTTCGGCTCCTTGAGCGCGGCCAGGCGTTTCTCCTTGTGCCCGTCGAGGTACCCGAACTTCACCTTCCTGCCCGACCCAGGGAGGGCGAACTCGAACTCCCGCTCCTCGCCGTAGGGCGTGACCTCGATGTCGCCCAAGTTCACGGTGAGGGCGGTGCGCTCGCCGCAGCCGGTGTTCGGGCAGGTGAGTTCCAGCTCTACCTCGTCGCCGAGCGAGACCTGGCGCAGGCGCACGAGGGCGTAGAGCCGGTCCCCCGACAACAGGTCGAGGACGTCCGTCATCTTCGGCTCGGCGTTCTCCCCCAGGCGCTTGGTACAGTTCAGGAGCACCTGGTTGATCGCCTCGCCGTTCTTCATGAGGCGCCGGTTGGTGAGCAGGTCTTCCTCGGCGCCCGTCATCTCGACGAGGCCGATCTCGATGCCCGAAGGCAGTGTGAACGTGTGCATCGGGGTCAATCTCCTTCCGTCCAGTACTGGTAGCAGATCGTGATCTTCTCGATGGTGTTCTCGGAACTCCCGCCCTCGAGGTCGTCGTATTCGAGGACCTTCACCCAGGCGCCGTGGAGCGTCCAGCGGCGCATCTCCTTCCCCGAGCGGTCGTAGCGGACGATGTCGATGTCCCGCATGTACTCGTCTGGGAGCCAGCCGGTAACCTCGTTGACGTCGACCTGATGGCGGATCCACTCGACGGCGGCGGTGTCCGAGCCGTCCTGCATCACCCCCTTCTCGAGGGTGATGTCGTCGAACTTCACGCGGCCAGCGACCTTCTGGTCGAACATGGAGCCCGCCGGCGCGAAGGCGACCTCCTCGAACTCCGTCTTCGGCTCCGTGCCCTTGCGGAAGAGCGCGATGTCGAAGCCGTTGACCTCGATGGCGAATTGCCAGTTCTGAAACAGGCTCTTCGGCATGTTCCCGCTGATCATTGGGCGTCACCTCCTTCCAGGTGCTCAGGCGGCCTTGTAGACCTCGGTGAAGCTGCCGCCCGTCGAGACGAGCACGAAGTTCAGCTCGACGAACTCGGCCGTCTTCACGGGCTTGACGAACACGCGGCAGACCATCTCGTTGCGGTCGCGGTGCGCCGGGGTGTTCGTCTCCTCGTCGCACTGGACCGCGTAGTCGTAGAGGCCCTCGTTCTCCTTGATCAGTTGGAGGAATGGGCTGATCAGCCGAATCAGCGCCCGCCACGACCGCGGGTTGTTCGGCTCGAAGACGATGAACCGGCTCGACTCGGCGATGGCCTCCTCCATGTACATCATCAGCCGGCGGACGTTGACCCGGTCCGTGGCCGACGGCTGCGACTGGAGGGTCTTCTGGCCCCAGATGTTGATCCCGGAGTCGGGGAAGCTGGCGATGACGTTCACGCCCTCGGGGTAGAGGACGTCGCGCTCGCCGCGGGACGTCTTGTAGCCCAGGCCGATGACGTTGAAGACGCGGCCCCGGTCGATGCCCGCGGGGGCGTACCAGACGTAGGTCTTCTCGTCGCTGCGGGCGTAGCACCCGCAGACCGCCCCCGACGGCGGAACGAGCTTCTTCTGCGACGTGACGGGGTCGAGGATCTCCAGCCAGGGGTAGTAGAGCGCGGCGTAGCTGGAGTTGAAGGCAGCGTGGGTGTAGCCCCCCTGGCCCTTGCGGAAGTCCACGGCCTCGAGCGGCTCCAGGGCGACCGGGCACTCGGCCACGAGCATGCAGTCCTGGCGCCCTTCGCAATAGGCGATGCCCGCGTGGAACACCGGGGCCGTCGTGACGCCGGGGAAGGCGACCATGTTCAGGGCGTCGATCTCGTCGAAGGCGTAGAGGCCCGTGTGGTTCGCCGGGTCGCCGATGTAGTCCATGTCCGTGAGGCCCGCGACACCGTCGTCCCCCGCGGCCAGCGCGGACTCGCCCAGAGCCGGCCGGTCGCCGGGGGCCGGGGTCGCGGAGTCCTCGTCGGAGACCGTGACGTACTCGGACTTGTCGTTGACCTTCAGCTCGACGAAGTTGGCCGCCGCCTCGTCCATCGAGAGGTCGCGGAAGATCTCCACAACCTGCCCGCCGAGCTTCACCGTCAGGTTGAACTCGGTCGTGGGGTGGAGCGTGCCGTCAGAGACCACCACCGAGAGGCGGTCGCCCCACGCCCCCTCGTTGACCGCCTCGACCTTCAAAGTGTTCTTGGCATCCGCGCCGCCCAGGAGGGCAGTCTCCGCCACGGCACTGACCACGCCGGTGTCCGACGTCGCGGCGACGACGAGCGCCGATGCCTCGGCGTCCGCATTCACCGCGGCAATCACTTCGTCCGCGGTCGAGACGCAGGCGCCGGAGCCGTCCGTGGCCGCGTGGACAGTGATGGCCGTGCCGGCGACATCCACGGAAAGCGGCGTGTTGTTGCCGGCGATGGCGATGGCCACTGTGATCGAGTTCCCGCCCGCCCCCAACTGGACCGCCGTCCAGGTGATGGCGTCGGTGCCGGCGGCGCCGGTCGTCTTGCTCGCCTTGACCGCGGAGCGGTCCTTGAGCGTGCGCGTAGCCTTCTCGGCCGTGAGCGTGCTCTTTTCCGTGATGTCGGTGTAGTGGGCCACGCGGTTGACGTAGAGGACGTTGCCGCCGTTGTCGAAGAATGCCCTGGCGGCGTAGGCCAGGTAGCCGTCGGCGATGTAGGTGCCGTACTTCCGGACGAACTGCTCCCAGCTCGTCACCAGGCCGACCTTGTTGATCGGCCCCTTCTGCGCCACGCCGATGAAGCCGGCCGACGAGGTGGAGAGGTGCTTAACGTAATGCGAAAAGTCCGTTTCCTTCGTGAAAACTCCCGGGGAGAGGTACTCGCCCATGGGTCGTCAGCTCCTTTCCGTGGGGGTGGTGGTCCTGGCCTCGCGCAGCGCGAGGAAGCCGCGATCGGCGGCCCGGCGGATCTCCTGCGAAACCTCGCCCTCCTCGATCTCGGCCGTGCCCCTGGCCGGCAGATGCACCGAGCGCTTCGAGTTGGCCAGGTGAAGCGTCAGGGGCTGGAACTTCAGGTTCTTGATCTCGACCATGTGCAACGGCCTCCTTTCAGCCGGTTGGCTCGTGGGTCCGCGCCTCGTCCAGGGCGGGACCCTGGTACTCGAAGATACGGGTGAGAATCAGCTTGCCCGTCTCGACCTCGCCGCCGTAGACTGGGCAGTCCTCGATCCGATACCTGCCCGACGCCTGCTTCAAGTTCGTCAGGTTCACCCGCCCAAGGCCCCCCATCGGAGTCAATTCGGTCAGGGCCAGCTTGGCGGCATCGGGCGGGATCTCGATCTCCCGATGGAAGGCGAAGAAGGCGACGGCCTTCGCGGCGAGGTCCAGAAGCTCCGCATCCTTCGCCGTCGTGGCGATGATCTCGAAGTCGAGGTGGTAGAGCCGGGGATAGGGCCGCTCCTCGTACGTCAACGCGTCCGTGTCCTTCACGATCTCCTTTGCCATCGTGCGCCGGGGCTTGTCCTCGACCAGGACCGGCCCCTGGAGGACCAGCGATGGCAGCCGGGTGACCTCGAACGCGTCGTCTGGCGGCACGAGGACCGCGTTCGCCGCGATCTCCGCCTGGACCAGGCGGATGAACGACTCGACTACATCCCTAACCGAGAACACTGTGGATCGCCTCTCTATAGTTCTTCATGATCTCGTCACGGTACTGCTCCATCACGGGATGGAGGAATGGCCGCGGCGGGAGGATGATCACGGCGCCGTTGGGGTGGTTGATCGTGGCGCCGTACTCCATGATCGCCCCGATGTTCGCCATCTCGTCGCCTTCCTTGTTCCTCGTGCCCCGCAGCAGCCCCACGAAGGCTCTGTCGCCCAACACCAGTTGGGTGACCGAAGCCAGCAGGAAGCCCGTGTCGATAAGCGCCTTGGAGGAGCCTTTCCGCTCGATGGTGCTCTGAGCCAGCCGCGCGAAGGGCACACCGCCAGGCGCCTGGGATGTGATCCCCTTCTTGATCTCGCGCACCAGCAACATGGCGTTCTTGACCGTCGCCTGGCGCAGCGCCTGGGCGAGCCGGGCGCCAAGGTTGGTCCCCAGCACCTGCTTCGCCTTCTCCCAGTCGCCGAACCGGCTAACGCTCATGGTGCTTCACCAGTTGAACGGTCTTGTGGGTCACCAGGCCGAAGAGCCGCTCCTCGACCACAGTCAGAACCTTGAACAACGTCACGCCGAGATGGGCGGCCCCGCCGCCCTCGGATGTCACGCGGTCGCCAGCCTCGATCTCCTGCTCGGGCAGGACCGAGATGACCGCGTCGGCGCCCATTGCCTTGAGCGTCTCTTGCGGCGTCGGCACGAACTCGTAGGCGAACTCGCCGGCGTCGGTGTAGTCTGGCTCGTCCGAGCCATAGAGCCGCTCCCCGGACGCCGGGGGCACGAAGCGATGGCCCTTCTGCCCGGCGGCGAGGATCATCGCCCGCACGTCGGCGACGATGGCCGCCTTCTCGGCCTCGGTCAGGATTCCTGCTCCCATGGGTCGTACTCGCTCGTTTGCTCGTAGATCACGGGGCTCAGCCCCTTGGGTGTCAGGATGCTGTCGTCATCCACCTCGCCGGTCAGCGCCGCCACGAGCTGGCGGTACTGCTGCCAGAGGGCGTCCCACAGTTCGGCCCAGGAGCTGACGGCCTTGGTCTTGTCGACCCGCTTGTCACCGGACTGGAACGAGATGCCCGTCGTGGCCGATGTGGTCCGGCGCATGCCGGCGAGGTTCGCATGGGCCGCCAGGAGCAGAAGTTCCAGGTGTTCCTCCGTGGGGTCGGGTGCCAGCTCCGTCTCGCCCATAGCGTAGTGCGTCCCCAGGTCGAGGTTGACCCGGGTCACGGCCCTGGCGATGGCACGCCGGCACTCGGCCTCCGTGAACACGGTGCCGTCCGGGTCGCCGGCGTCGAGACGGAGCCTGGCGATGGCCTCACTGAGTTCCACCGGGCTTCACCTCCTGGAGCCGGCGCTCAATGGCGACGACCACGGTCTTCCGCCTCTCGGTCTTCAAGAGCGCCTCGAGCTTCTTCGGGTCCGTCTCGTCGCCGATCTGCTCGATGGCGTCGCCGACCGAGAGACGGTCGTACTCCGCCGGCGCCTGGGGGCCTGCCTTGGGGGCTTCCGGCGGGCCGACCGGGGTGTCCTCGGCAACCTGCTCGATGAATCCCCGGCCGAGCGCCCCCTCGCCCTGGGGGCTGAGCGCCTGCACCTCGACCACCTCGCCGGGCCGCAGGCGCAGCTTCACGTCGGCAATCACCAGCGGCCCGGGCCGCTTGCTTCGGATCTTCATCTGCTTCTTTCTCCTTCCTGGTTCACGCGTCACGAGCCACGCATCACCCGGTGATGACGATCTTGGCCAGGATGTCGGGCCGGGTGACCCCCATCCCGAGCTCGGTCCAGACGAGCCAGCCCGTCTTGAACTTGGTCTTGCGGTCCACGCTCTCGGCCTTGACCGCCTCGCGGATGGGCATCTTCCCGACCTCCTCGTCGGGGAGGAAGAGCACTTCGGTCAGGGGCATGGCCGAGGTGAGCAGGATGCTGCCCGTGCCGTAGTTCTTGATGACGCCCTTCTCGCGCAGCTCGGCCTTGGTCTGGGGGTCGAGGTCCCAGTCGCGGATGTCGTTGAACCGGCGCCCGCGCATGATGATCCACTTCACCGCCAGCTCGAGGTCCTCGAGGATCGAGATGGCCTCGTTCACCGCATCGTCGGTCAGCACCGTGCCGGTGACCTCGACCGTGTTCGCCGCGGGTACCGCCGCGGAGATGACCGACACCGTCCTGGCGTCGATGGTCTTGCGGATCTCCGTCGCGGCCGACTCCTGGATGTCGAGCAGGGTGCCGATGTTGCCGTGCTTGAGGACGGAGATGTCCACCATCGGTGCGCTGTGGACGCGGCCCGTGGGGAACTCGATCTCGTCCCGGCCCACCTCCTGCTCCCTCGCCTCGCCGTCCTCGCTGATCCAGTAGGCCTTGAGGGTGGGGCGCTTCTGGTAGATGGGCCGCTCGCCCTTCGGCAGCGTGTGCTTGGTGAGCAGGAGCGAGGAGATCTCCTTGCGGTCGATCTCCTGGGCGATAGGGTCGGCGATGGCCGCGGCCAGCGCGCGAAGCCCCTCCGGCGTCTCGACGGCCTCGCTCATCAGCGCGGCCATCGCCTCCAGGTACTCCTGGGAATGAACGTCAATCGTCTGGGTGTCCATACCGAAATGGCCTCCTTTCTCAGAGGAGCAGCTTGAACTTGAGGACGCCGCCGACGACACTGATCGCCTCGGCGATGACGAGGTCGCCCTCGACCACGCCGGCGGTGAGCTTGCCGTTGGCCGAGACCTTCAGCGGGTTCCCCGCGGCGATGGTGCCCTCGAACACGTCCGTGGTGTAGATGCCGCCCCGGCACCAGATGCCGGGCATCTTGCCGTCGGCGTAGTCCTTCCGCAGGATGCCGAAGGACCTCGTCGTGGCGCTCGTGTTCACGGCGAAGAGGTCGTTCCCCGCAACCTTGACGACCTGCCCGAGCGTGCCGGCGCCCGACATGGCGCCGTCGCCGTAGGCCAGCCCGGGGTGGTCCGCATTCAGAAAGGCCATCTGACACTCCTTTCACAGAGGGTTGGTGTCGGTCTCCCGCTACACCGCGGCGCCCACGCGGTCGTCGTAGGCCGCGCGGATGCCCCGCCGGAGCCGGTCCTCGAGCGAGAGCTTCGCATCGTCCACGACCAGGGGCTTCACCCCCGCATCGGTGCGGAGCTTGCCGTCGGCGCCGGCCTTGGCGTCGGGCTTCTCCTTGCCCCGTTTGTCCTTGTCTTTGTCCTTCTCCTTGCTCTTGGCGTCCTCCTCCTCATCCTCCTTCTTGTCGGGCGCGTCGGCCTTCGGCTTGGGCACGCGCTTGTAGGTCGCCTCCGTGGCCGCGAAGGCGTCGTCGGAGAGGCCGGCCAGGCGCTCAAGCTCCTTCTCCCTGTCGTCCTCCTCCCCGAACGAGAAGCCGTCCTTCTCCAGCTTCTTCATCAGCTTCTCGGCCCGCGCGCGGTTCGCCGCGGCCTTCTCCTTGGCCTGGAGCTTCTCAAGCTCCTTCTGGAGCTCGACGAGCTGGGCCTTGAGCTTCTGGTTCTCGCCCTCGAGCTCCCTGATCCGCGCGTCCTTGTTGGACGGCTCGGCTCCGCCCCCCTCGTCGGGGGCCTTCGGCTTCTTGGCCGCCTCGCGCTCGGCCCCCTCGTCCTTGTCCTTCTCTTTGTCCTTGTCCATTGCCTCGGTTCCTCCTTTCTGGGTGGATGAGGCATCCGCTCCCGCGCCGACCGCGTCGGCGACCTGGGTGATCCGGGCCTTCTCGTCGGCTCCTTTCCTGTCCAGAAGGCCCAGGCCGGTGAACGTGATCCCGTGCAGAATCTCGCAGACGGGCTTGCCCTTGAACTCCGCGCCCTTGAACTTCTTGAGGTGAAGGCAGTAGTCGGCCTTCGACTTCACGCGTTTGCCGCAGACCGAGCACTCGCCCTCCTCGTAGTCGCACTCCATCGAGACCTGCTTGATGATTCCCTTCTTCATCAGCTTGTAGGCGAGGCGGGCGTTCTCGTTGTCCGCCACGTACAACTCGCCCACGCACTCGACGTGGCCGCCGGCGTCGTCGTCCACGAACTCGCTGGCCACGACCCCGCCGACGATGTCGCGGAAGTCCTGGCTGTGCTTGAGGTCGATCTTCTTGTTGACCGCCGTCTGGTGCCGCGCCTGGAGTTCTTCCCGCCTGAACAGGTCGCCGTTCTTGTTCGTGCCCACGTGGCACAGGACGAAGCTGAACTCGCGGTCGCCGGCCGGCGCCTCGCCCAGGTTGATCGCCTGCGCCGACGGCGTCTCCTCCTCAGCGAAGGCCAGCTCAATGGGGAACGACGTGTGGTTCGGCTCAATCACCGTCCCGTCGCTCGCCGCGGCGGCCATCGCCTTCGGGCTCGAGGCCACGAAGAGCAGCTCCTTGGCGAACTTCCCCCCGCGCTTCGCCTCGTAGGGCACGATCCCATACTCGACGTCGATGGAGTTGACCTTGACCTTCTCCCAGCCCTGGGCGAGCATGCCCTTGATCTCGTCCTGGGTGGGGAAAGCGTGGTCGCGGTAGCTGATCAGGATCGTGCCGTAGTTCTTCCTCCCCGCCCCGATGAAGCCCTCGAACATCTCCTTCATCGCCGCCTTGGTGTAGCGCGTGCGGGACGGGAAGCTCCGGCGGGTGTCGTCGCTGAGCGTCTTCCCCTTCCACATTGTCATCAGGCCTTCGAGGAAGTGGAGGTCGGACTCGTAGTCGTTGGTGCCGAACTCGGTCACATAGGGCGGGTCGCAATAGAGGACGTCGGCCTTGACCTTGGGGATGACCTCCCGCGCGTCGGCGTTGAAGGCCAGGCACTCCTGCCCGTTGTCGAACACCAGCCCGTTGATCTGCTTGACGTAGCGGCGGAAGGTCTCGGTGAACTCGGAGAGCGGCATGTTCCCAAGCTGGCTGTGCTGGGCCCGCTCGTGGTCGTCGCTGAGGCGGCCCCGCATGCCCTTCTTCGACCGGGAGAACTGCCCGAACCGAGCCTTCGCCTTGCAGGTGTTGCCCAGGGCAGCCAGGGCGATGTCCTTCTTGTAGCCCGACAGCTTCTGGATGTTCGCCCAGGTGTTATCGAGCCAGGCGAGGATCGGCTTGGTGTAGTAGTAGCCGCTGAAGTGGTCGACCGTGAACGTGCCGGCGTCCGGATTCTGCTCGAAGAGGGCCTCGACCTCTTCGGCCGACAGGGTCTCCTTGGAGTTCTCGATGACGGCCCGGGCGAGGTGGTAGGGGAAGCTCAGGAGGTCGTTGGCGTAGACCTTCATGCCCTTGCGTTTGTAGTAGTAGGCGACGTTGCACCCGCCGGCGTAGGCGTCGAACAGGCTCTTGGCGTCCTTAGGCACCTGCTTGTCAATCCAGCCCATGATGAAGTGCTTCGACCCCATGAAGCCGGTGACGCGGGGCACATTCTCCTGCGCCGCGATGGTCTCGAGGACGTCGAGGTCGAAGTCGCCGCACAGGGATAGGGCTTCCTCCTCCTCGCCCTCGGCGTCCGCTGCCAGGCCCTCGGCCTCCTCGCCGGCCACGGCAGCCAGCG